CGATGCCTTATGAATACGAACCAAAAAGAGTCAATAGATTCTTCGCAGTATTCGATGATTCATTAGGAATTCAGGTTTGGAAAGTTCAAAAGTTCAAAAGACCTTCAATGAAAATTAATAGTGTTCCAATTCAATATATGAATGAACAAAACTATGTTGCTGGAAGATATACTTGGGACCCAATGTCAGTCACATTTCTTGACCCAATCGGTCCTTCTACATCACAGCAATTAATGGAATGGGTTCGTTTACATGCGGAATCATTAACTGGTCGTATGGGTTACGCAGCAGGTTATAAAAAAGATATTACACTTAAATCATTAGACCCAACAGGTGTTGAGGTTGAAAAATGGTTCTTAGAACAATGTATGATTACGAGTATTGATTTTGGTGATAATGATTATACTAATGATGAATTAACAAACATTACGCTTGAACTCCAACCTTGGAGATGTATCCTTAACTTATAAGAGATATAAATTAACAGAATTTAAAGCCACCTATTTCGGGTGGTTTTTTAATTAAAAGTAGTTCCTGTTGGTATTATTGTGAAATTAACTTCAATAAATTCTACAGTTTTTATTGGTGTAATATAAACATTTAATATTCCGTTTTCTTTATCAAATTTAAACTTATAATCATGAATAAGATTATTTTTTTTTAAATCTTCAAATGAATTAAAATTATATTCGTTTTTATTTTCCATTTTGTTGGGATTTTCCATCATTTTATGCAGCTAATTCAGCTATTCTATCAGTCATTATCATTTTAGCGTAATATTCTCTGTCTTTACACTCAATTACTTTATAATTATCATTATTATGACTAAACCAAACAATGTATGATTTACCTAATTTTATTCCAGTATTTTTTTCTATAATTAATTTATACATTGCCAATTGTAATGAATAAATTTCTAAATCTGAATCTTCAAGCATATATAATTTATCTTGAAAATGTCTTGACGGCATCTTTTCATCAAATTTTTTATTAGTTTTCCAATCCCAGATTTGAAATTCACCAGTTTTAACATTATAAAATAAAATATCAAGCATTCCACCAATTAATGATTCTGGGTCATAAACAATCATTTCGGTTCTAACTGGTATTAATTTACCTTTAACATCACCATGAAAATTATTAACATGTTTCTTAGTAATTTCATACTCATCTAAAACAGGGTCGAAACCAAATTCGTTTAAAATTAATTCTTTTGGGTACGGGAAGACTTTATTTAAAAAAAGATTTTCAGCATAATCATGAATTGCCGAACCTTTCATTGTTCCTTTTTTATTTATAAATCTCCATGCACGTATAACATCTCTTTGTGAAATACCATATTCTTTAGCCTTAATTTTTGACCAATATCCTTCGTTAAATTCTTCTTGATATCTATGTAGAATTGTAGTTACACTTACCAATGGTTCACCATTATAATAATATTTATGTGGTTCGTCATGGTATATGACATCATTAAAAGTTGTGAATAATTTATCAGGAATTTCAATATTCATGAGACAAATATATGAAAATTTAATTTATTACAATGTTTTTCTGCATAATTTGTTCGAATTGAACATCTTCAAGTTTCTTAATTATATCATTTTTATCTGCAATTATTCCAGAATAACCATGTATGTGATTAAGTAATGCAAGTCTAATAACTTCAAGTGCTTCAACCAACACATCAGCACGTGCTACTGGATGTCCACTTTCAAATATTCTTGTTCTATCTTCAGGAGATAAATTTGCTGCTTTAAAGTTAGGGTTTCCAGTATGACTAATTATCGCAATTTTATCACTTTGAATAACAGTATTACTATAATAATTATTAGAATTACCATCAAGTGGCTCAAAGACCATATCAATTGTTGCTGGATTTTCTGTATTAAGTTTTAATATATTATCATTTTCATGTTTACCTGCTCTAATATGAACCTCATTAATTCTTAGAATTACATCAGTATTTACTTTTCCAACAATTGCAACATCAGTTTTTAATGGAAATACACCTTCAGCATCAGGATATGTTGATGGTGCTCTTTCTGGGTTAACTAATGGAAGATTTGTCGTTGAAAGTGCCGTAAATTGCGTATCTAATCCAATTTTTTGTGGTTGCGATATAATACTTCCTAACCAAAATCTACTTCTTTGAGTAAATTTATTATCTTCAATGAATATTCTAACATATTCATCAATTTGTGGATAAACATGAAAGAATTTTGGTAATAATGGATAAGACCAAGGTAAATCATCAGTAGCTGTACTGACATTATCAAGTTCAGGTACTCTCACTTTAATTCTACCACCATCAGTATCATCATTAATATCAACCACAACACCATAAAAAATAGTCCTATTTCTAACAATACCAGCATGTTCCTTTTTATTTGGATTGCTTGTTTGTATGATTGGTTTATCAAATCCTCCCATTATTCTACTAATTTTTCGATAACATTAACATAATTTTTTTCTAGTTCTTCTAAAATACGAACTTTATCATTAACTAATTTTTCTAATTCTTCCATTTCATATGTATGGTCAATAATTTCTTTTTTCAAAGAATCATGTTTTTCTTTAATATCATTACCCATTTTTTGTAATTCGATTGGTGAATATCCTTCTAAATTTTCCATTATTGTGCTACTCCATATGCTTTTGTAAGTGTTATTGTTGACCCAAATACTGATACAGGTCCAGCAGCCGAAACACCTGCTGCTGTTAATGTTATACCGGGTGGGATTGCTACAGAAATAATCATATCTTGTTGTATTGCATTGATTATTTCTTCAACTCTAATTCTTTCCATTATTTCATCAGGATTAATTGCTCCTGAAGGTAAAACACCAACAGGTAAACCTGCTTCTGATTTTCTAGCAATAATATTTGATGCAATTTTAGTTGGTGATAATCCAGAACGTGTAGGTACACCAACTAAAATAAGTGGTGTAGGTAACGATGGAGGACCGCCAATTGATGAAAGACTCAGTACTTTCGTAAATCCACCAATAATTGCATCAATACTACTAAAATCAAGTGCCATATTACTTAGTTTTTAATTCTTTAATGTTAATCCATTTCCAACCTAAGAATAATCTTGTGCATACTCTTCTAAACCAATTTGGTTTTGATGTTGTTGCTAGTTGTGTTCCATCTTTATCGCCATCGATAAGATAAACTCCAACAAATTGTCTGTTTAATTTCTGGTCTACTATCATAATTTTAAATTTATTTATATTTTAACAGGTGATAAACTTTTTAAAAGGTCAACAAATTGTTTAATCTTTTCTTTAACCACCTTTTTTATTACAGGTTTTAATAATTTTATTAAATAACCAATTGCTAATGCAAATAAAAATGCTGCAATTAATTTTTTTATTTCTTTTGATAGACATTTAATACATGTCTTAAAATTTTTAGTCGTATCAGTTACTTTATCAGATAAACCACCACTTCCACCTTGAAGTGCATTCATAATTGCAAATAATGCAAGTACTTGTGGTGACGATGTTAATGCTTCAGTTATTTTAAGAATAAATTGATTAATTAATAACTGAAAAAAACCATCTTTAATTGTTTCTTTATTTTCTGTTGTTGTTTCTGGTGAACTACTACTTTCATTAATTGTCTGTTCAAGCTGGTCACCAATATAAAATGGGTCTGTTGCCCCAGAAATATTACTAACTAATTTAGAAAAATTATCAAAACTTAAACTTGCAGGCATTAATCCACAACCCATATCATAATTAACAATACCTTTAGACATTTCTTGTGCTTTAGCAAGCAATTCTTCTTTATCAGCATCAGAAATTTCAAATGAGTCATCACCTTCAAGAGCTTGTTTTAATGTTTGTTCAAGTTGTAATTCTTCATATATTTGTTCCGATGTTTTATCTTGACTATTTGCAAGAGTTCCATAAACACCATCCATAACTGAACTAACAATTTCTTTTTCATTAAGAATTTCAGTATCATCAATAAAACTATTAAAATATTCACCGACATTCTGATTTCCACCACTTAAATTAGGTTTAATTCGAAAACTATCATCACTTTCATTATATTTGATAGACATATTATTATATGTTTCATAATTACCTGAATTTTGGATTGCATCATATGCTGTTCCATCAAAACTTGTTGTTGGTGAACCATAAATCATACTACCATTAGCAGAACTTGGGTTAACCTTAAATTTACCTTTAGAGTCAATCGACTTTACTGAAGTTTTAACACCATTATTTTTAAATCCACTAGAAAATTCTTGATTTGAATTTGATTGTGTAAATTGTTTTTTTAATGTTGTTTTTAATTTAGGTTCAATATCTTTAACTAATCCAGAAAACATCTGACCGATTGCAAGTTTAATAGCAGTGCCACCTCCAACAACCTTCATTACATCAACAATAAATGATGTGCTATCATCTTTATTATTAATTGATGTAAAAGTATCATTTTGTACTGGTGGATTACCTTGTTCATTTAACGATGTATATGAACCAATACTATTAAAAACACCTCTTTTATCGTCAGCTAAACTCATTATTTTTTATCTTTTTTTTCAAGTTCGTCTTGAACGAAAGTTAATAATTCATTTCTTCTATCAGTACTAACACTACCAGTTTCATCAACTGATTGACTAGTTGATGGTGTTGATACACCTTCACCTTTTTTATCAAAAACAACTTCTTTTAAATAACGAAGCAACATTATTTTTTGGTCTTGATTTTTTGCTTCAGCAGCAATTAATTTAACAATTTGGTCACCAATCGCAGCTACTTCACCAGTTTCTTTTATTTTGGTTTCCCATTTTGTAAATAATCTAGTTATCTTGGCTTTCTGATTATGACTCTCATCATATATTTCTTGAAGAAGTTTATTAACACTATCTTCATCAAACTTTAATTTTTTTCTTTTTGGTCTTGCCATAATTATAGTTTTAGTACATATAAATACAGATTAATTAGAAATAGGATTTATCATGCTAACATGAATAATACCGTCATATCCA